CGTGCTTTCCGTGCTCAGCATACGCTAAATGAGCCGAATCAACGCGGCGGGCAGACTAAGCCAGCGATCTCCGCAGCGAAAACAGCGACAAATGCGGTTATCAACAAACATTTGTCCCCGGAAGTAGTTGCAGCTGCGAAGGCTTATGGAGAGGTTGCAAAACACCACGCAAAAGACCTACACTCAAAAGGTAAAGCTCGCCTAGCTAAGGTCCAAAATTCCAGCCATGTAAGTGGTGCCGATTTCCAGAAAAAACAGAACATATCCAATAATTTAATTTATTTAGAAAAAGCGATAGACGATGGAGCAACTGAGTCATCCGCAAGTACAGTAATGTTTAACGGACCGGAATATAACAAATATGAACACCAACAAGAGTTTATATCTTCATTAGAGAATAAATTACAGACTCCCTTAGTTGTTATAGTGAATAAATTTTACGATAAGCTTGACCCACTAACCAGAACGTATTTAAATAAATTAATTGCAACATCCATTCCTTTAATAGACAGAATAAAATTATACATATTTTTAGCTAGTTTAATACCTGAATTTGGCAAACAATTTGCGGAGTTTTTAAAATCCATGACCCCTAATCTGTTAAACCTATATACTACAGAGTTAAATCATAATATGCACGGACTGTTTTATAAGCATAGGGAAAAATTACAAACTAAAAGAGATACATCAATATTAAAAGCTCAAAAACGAAAGAAAATGCTTAAAGATGGAATAAAAATGCGTATTCAGAACATTAACCCAACCCCAAAACAACGCCAACCCCAAAACAATCCCAACCCAGTGGTATCCTAAATATATAGTAAACAATGCGTAGTTACTAGTAATGCATAGAATTACTATTTATTCTCTATATATTCCGTAAATCCAATACTTTTTTCAATATCAAAGGACGAACCCAAATGGTCCTGCGCAATAAATAATGCTTTTCTCTCGGGGACATTTAATGATGCGATATATGCTTCAACCAACGGATCCATTGGTTTATAGTATAATAATATAATAGGAATCAATTTTTAATATTATATCATGTTTTAAGATAACATTCTTTTTGTTCTACTAGTTGATCTCTCAGTGATGTAGTAATAATAGTATCCATACCAGATAATGATTTATTAATAGATGTTTTTAATAGTATCGGGGTAATTTCTATATTTAAATGATATATTTCATTTATTAGATGTAATAGTTGATGCTTTGATATAGTGTCGCGCTATATCTTTCAGCGATATGTTGTAACATGTGAGGAAATAGACTATTCACACTAATATACTTTTTATAATCCTTGCAATTTATTTTTTGCGGTATAATAACAGCACAGTTCGCTATAACATCCCCATGTTATAATTGATAAAATACCCTATCCAGCTTATTCCAACTATCCTTGCCTATATCATATGTATCCCTAGTAATACCATACTATATTATAGTCTTTTTGAAAAAGTATTCGTACATAATTACCTAACCTACCGGTAGAACCAAATAGATACACTTTCATAAATAACTATACTGTTTATTTTCTAAACGAGCTAATGTATAAAGTTATTATCTCCGCCTCTGGGTATGGTGTTTTGTCTTTCGCCTATGTTTTGTCTTTCGCCTATGTTTTGTCTTTCGCCTATGTTTTGTCTTTCGCCTATGTTTTGTCTTTCGCCTATGTTTTGTCTTTCGCCTAATGCCTGCGGCGGTTGTATTGGAAATTAGTACTGAAGACCTGTCTTTAATATATTTACGTAAAAGTGGTGATACGGGCGCACCTGTTTTAGAAGATAAAGACATAGCTTTTTCAGCTCTCTTCATTTGTATTAAATGATTATATTCCTTATGAGTTATAACTCCTTGTTCTAGTTTCCGGTCTAATATAGCGTTATTACTCTCCTTATGTTGTAGAGATTTAGTCAAGGCGTTTATGTTATTTGACATGCTATAATGGGTATCCGATATTCTTAAATGATTATAGTCCTCTGGAGTTATTATTTCTTGGTCTTGTTTCCGGTCTAATATTGTGTTCTGACTCCCCAGATGTTGTAGAGATCGAGCCAAGTCTTTTATATTATATGGACGACTGGAATAAGTATCAGATAATACATACTGGTTAATTAATTTCTCTATATTTCGTTTAATTTCTGGTGAATCAATCGCATGATAAAGTTCTAAATAGATTAGTAAAACAGCAAAAATATCACTATTAGGTAAAAATACCGTTTTAAAAAAGTCTAATCTAGATTGTTGTACTATGGCTTTGAAATTATTGGCTATACTATTTATTACCATTTCTTTCTTTTCGCTAAAAGGGATAGATTTCTTGACCCTAGAAGAGCGGTTTTTCTTGAAGCCTAATGCCCCCCATGAAAAATACTTGCCCCGGCTATTGGACGTGGTTTCTTCTGAAGAAAAGTTAGACACTGGTATAATAAGACTACTCATTAGATAATTTAAATCAGTATCCGTTAAATATCTATAAAAAAACGAAATATCTTTCTGGTCTACCTCATGTTTAAGTCTCTCAAATTGTTTCATTAATAATGCGTTACCAAAATGAGCGCCATAATATAAGGTGCCAACTATTTTCATCTTCTCTATATTTTTAGATAAATCTAAGGTAGATTTTATTTTATCTTTATCTATATGCGTCACAAATCCCCAATCTATTAACCTCATTTGTGCGGTAGATTCATTATAAACAATATTAGCGGATTTAATATCAAAATGATAAATACCCAAGTTATTCATTTCATAAATACCATTTACTAAAAGGTCTATTAATAAATTATTTATTACATTAAAATGGTGAGTATCCAGCGGGGAATTTTTTGCTATATAATCTGCCAAATCATATCCCCCGTCTACCATATTTAATGACTTATATGACGTAGGGTTCGCTGTAATATCAGACCATTTAAACTTGCAAGGCGCACGCCTTATCTTGTTGCCAGTAGTAGCATCTACGATTTCCTTGGCCTCGTTAGATTCATGAATATATGACTCGTTAGTGGTATCCTGCATATCAATAGAGCACCCATCGGTTTGTAGGGGAATAACAAAATATTTTTTAATCCACGATTCATCCATCGTTTCAAATATTTTAGAAATACCTTTTACTTCAGCTACCTCACTATTAAAGGTTTTGCGTTCCATTAGTTTACTAATGTACCCGGTTTCAAATGCGTCGGTTTTTGTGGATGATCGGCATTTTAGTGGAGGCCTAAAAACACAACCGTATGTTCCTGTTTTTACAAACTCTCCTCCTTTTTTTGCTCGTTTTTTATAATTCCTGTTTTTTAAATCCATATATACCTTGTATATATAATTATTGTTCTTTCTCATTTGTAATAAATAATTATATTACGCGGGAGTTATAATTCTTTCGCCAATAACTTTTTAAGCATGGCATCTCTCTCTAACATCTTATTCACCTGTTCTGTCAAAAATATCTGATTAAATATCCCCTTTAATTTAGGTTGAGCCCAATTGACTAATGTAATATTATATAAATAAGGATCAAACAATGCTTTCTGTTTTTTTACCTCTTTTCCTATCAGTAGTTTTAAAATACTGCCAGTATCATCAAACGTGTTTCGCATTTCTTCTAAATCTATTCCAGCAATCACTTGAGATGTTCCGGGCTTATCCACCGCCAAGACATTCGATACATGCGTATCCCCTATACCCAATATATACCTTAAATAAAAGTGCTGCAAGGTATCTTTTTTTATGTTCGTATTTTTCACGTTATCCTCAATTAGTAGGTCATCATCCACTAAATCTTTTATTCTATACCCCAACGCTTTACTATTTCTCTCAAAATAGTAATATGATTTACCACCTACCCATGTCTCCATATCTTTATGAACCAACAAGCCCTTACGCTCTTCCGCATCTTTCATGTAATTATCCGACACAAAATCAGTAACCATATAATAATTCTCTCCATCTTGTAATAACTCCTTCCACTTCCAACCCGTTTTAGATTTGGTATTTTTATCCAATAACTCTAATACAAAATTATATTTCAGTGCCGTTATCATCGCAAAATCCGTCCTACTATATGGACCCTTAATTATTCGTTCCTTATCAAAGTCTATATACGTGAATTTTTTATTACGACTCGTCCGCTGCTGCGCTAACGGTAATCCTCCTAAAAACGCCTCAAATATTTCAGAGTTCTCAATTACCGTTAGCGGAATTTTAGTAATGATTAATAAATGATCTAGTTCCCTCATTTTAGACGCAGCTTCCATATCCTTGGAAGAAAGAGGTGGACCAAAATAATATTTGATATAAAACTCCAATTGGACCGCAGTTGGAAACACCTTATTCTCTTCGTAATATCCTACCCCTATTTTAACATCTCGGTAAATAGACACGTATTCATCCTCCAAAAAGTCCTCATTTAACCTTTCCGGATCTATATAAAAACTCTCTTTTAACAATTTAATATGACTAGCTAGTGTTTTTGAACCCTTTACATGCTGATCTACCACATACTCATCACGTATCTCATCTACCGATTGCAATAATGTGATTGTAGGCGTTTTAACCACTTCTACCGCAACCGACCAATCCAATCTATCAGCATGAAGAATTAATAATAAGGCATGATACAAATAGATGGGCGTTTCCTGATGCGTCATCATCCTATATATTTCATGCAACGCCACAATACTCGGCTCCTGGGAGATCGTTAATATATATTTCCAAATATCTCTAAATAAACCTTTAATGCCTTTTACATCTTTGCATAGTACACCCAAACACCTAAATAGCTTTTCCGTATTCTTTTCTGTTAGATGGGTTTTAAAGGTATCCAACGTATACTCGGACGAACTACTTCTCTTATCAAGCGCCCCATACTTTTGCAATACCCTATTATCATAAAACTCTGAATAAGTATCCACATCTTTTACATAGCATGGCGCTAATGAAAAGGTGCTTTTCAAATAACTTATTAAACGACATTTGTTAGCATTACCCAAGAGAAGTACGATTTGAATCAGATTATTAACTGCGGCAGGATCTGTTCTAGTTTCTTTCCATCGCGTATAGAGGATTAATACTGCGGCCGGTAGATTAGGATTATCATTAATATTTACTTCCTCTGAACATATAACCAGTAAACGGTTCGCCATGTTAGTTCTAGTTTTAATGCCGAACTGATTCAGGTTTTTTTTAGCGAACGGAGCAGCTGGTTGAGTACTTTGAGCATTAAATGCCGCAGTGGTAACATCATCCGCATTTTCTAATACTAAAAGGGTTTCCACTTCTAATAGACATTTAATGGCTTTATCGATTTCCGTCCGTCTAATATATTTTTGGAGAGCACTTTTAAGCAATGAAAGAGAGATGCCATGCTGCGTTTTTCCTTGACTTTGACCTATTTGAAACTGAGAATAATCTGGTAGAGCGGGTGGATCAGGAGATGGTACCTTTCCTTTTTTTAACAACTTACAATAATTTTTAGCGCCTACGGTACATAATTCGGGGCTAGCCGTAGATTTACTGTTACAGCGGCGAGTTTTATTATCAAATCCACACTTTTTTTTTGTACTCATTATAATATAAATAATCATATTATAATTAATTCAATTTTTCTCAACATAAAACATCACCTTTCTATTATGCAGGTCCTCATTCTTGAGCATTAGTTTAGACAACTGATAATCTATTTTATAGTTGTGGTTGTCTAACAAATACATTAAATCCGTTAATTCCTCCAATCTCATAACCCGGGAGGAATAGGCGAAACTTTTAAAGGCAATAATACATTTAGAATCATCCGTAAACGGTGACAATTTAGGAGGACTTATTTGGATGCATACCTCTGCTAATTGACCGTTAGGCATCTTATCAATCGTAAATATTTTCACATATTTCTCTCCAGTCAAATAGGGTATCACACTAATAGCATACATATATTATAAAAACAAATTAAATAATTAAAGAGACAATAAATAATGACCAAAATTAATACCTCTCCACAGTATGATTATAATAATGTGTTAATTCGCCCGAAACGTAGCGACTTGAGGTCTAGATCAGAAGTTGATTTAACTCGCACCATTTCCTTTAAGTATGGGGCGGTCAAATGGGAGGGAGTGCCCCTCATCGCAGCAAATATGGATACCACAGGGACATTTAATGTATATGAGGTACTTAGCAAAGATAAAATTATCACTGCCATGAATAAATTTTACACCAAAGCAGATTATATGGAATATCTTAGAACCGAAACTATAGAACTACCCATCACCAACTTGGGGGCTCTACCCCCTCTTCCCAAATTAGACCCAAATCTATTTATGGTCTCAACCGGTATTTCTGATGCCGATTTAGAAAAATTACAAGGTATTCTCTCGGTAATCGACTGTAACTGGATTTGTATAGATATTGCAAATGGATATATTAAATCAATGGTGGATTTTTGCAAACGAGTGCGTGAATTATATCCTACTAAAATTATTGTAGGAGGAAATGTAGCCAATAGAGAGATGGTAGAGGAACTAATTTTAAATGGTGGAGTAGATGTAGTGAAAGTGGGGATTGGCCCCGGAAGCGCCTGTTCTACGCGTTTAAAAACCGGGGTTGGCGTACCTCAACTGTCCGCTGTTATGGAATGTGCAGACGCCGCGCATGGAGTGAACGGACATATTATTGCGGATGGAGGAATTACTTGTCCAGGGGACGTGGCTAAAGCGCTAGGAGGTGGGGCAGATTTTGTAATGCTCGGAGGACAATTTGCCGGACATAAAGAGAACCCCGGTAAACTAGTAAACATTGATGGCAGTTTCTTCAAGTCATTTCATGGAATGAGTTCAAAAAAGGCACAAAAGACACACTATGGTAAAATGGATAAATACAGAGCATCAGAGGGGAGAGAATTGATGATCCCATATAAAGGGGAATTAAATGACACCGTGGGAGATTATCTTGGTGGATTACGAAGCACATGCACGTATATCGGAGCAAAAAATATAAAAGATATTCCCAAATGCACAACTTTTGGACTTACCAATCAACAAGTGAATACTCATTTTATCTAGGATAAATAATGATATTTGATCTGAAAACCAAAAAAAACCTACCCTTTATGACATCGGTCACTCAATGTAATAATATGGTATATATCATCGCCGTTATTAGTTTTTTTATATGGGGATTTACTAATGAATTTATGAAAGGAACCTCTGAAAATGATAAAAATAGAAGATTATGGTTCTATGTAGCCGCCATATTATTTATAGGAATAGCTTGTTCCCTTAAACTCTCTATTATTCAAATAACACAGCAATCATAGTAAGTATAATATAATAAGATATAAAAGAATATCAAATATATATACTACGGATGCAAAATTACAAACGATTGAATCAAAAAAAGGAGCATCGTAGAATTAATAATCAACTAGATGCGCTAACGCGAACATTGCTTAGAATTAGGTCTAAAAAATATACCATTCATAGTAAACAAATGGAACTTAATGCGCGAGGTAAAATAGATAATATCCGGTCACAACTGCAATTATCTAAAATTCAATGGACGTAGAAAGAGACTAGTTACGTTTACTACGACGGTGATGACGACGACGACGGCGGCGACGACTTTTTTTGGGACGACGACGGCTCTTATTAATTCCATAGGCAAATTTATTCCCTCGACAGTTGAATTGATCGGAGATGTCGTCCGAGACCAACTGTCCTTCTAAATAATGCATGCAGTTATTAAATATAACATTTATAGGAACATCGCTTCCTTCTCGGTCATGTATCGTTTTTAATATAGATCTTAAGTCTATTTGTTTTCTTTTAGCAGGCATTAATGGAAAATAGGAAGTATTATTTTTTTTATCTATCCGACAAATAGTAGCAATAAAGTCTCCGCCAGCAAATATTAAATTGGGAAACCAATATTTACCTCGTGTACTATCAAATATTTTACATTTACTATATATTAAATGGTTACCATAGATGGTATCCTGTAATATTCGCACTAATGCTTGTTGATGGCTTTCGCCAACTTTTCCAACCAATTGACAGTGATCTGGTACAATACTGCCGAAGTTAAAGTTATCTAGTTCTAATAGTGTACCTTGAAAAAACTGGCCACTATAGATTTTTTCCGGATAACCGGATGATCGTTGGTCAGAACTTACCGCTCCTCTTCCGTGCGCAGCAATAATATAGGTTAATTCATTATTTAATAAGTTTTTTACCTGTTTTCTAGCACCGGAGACTGCATCTTCAATCGTATATGGCATATGATCCGGGGAAACGGGATAGGGTATAGACTGTTTAAAGGGAGATACAGGTTTATGGTCGTAATCTAGACGATATTCTTTAACATATTTGGTATGTTTATCCTTATCATATTTTTTGAATCGGGAGAGTTTAGATAACTTATCCTCATATTCTGCTATCTTTTGCTCTACTAAAGGGTGCACGAGTGCTGAATTTTCAACCGACTCTTTTTCTTTTAATAGTTTACGAGCTATCCCTTTATGATAAGCGATGTCCTCCAGATAAGCATCGCGTTTAGCATTTCGCATAGCGTTGGTTAACGGCATATATATATATATATAATAGCATATAAATTTATTATGTGTAAAGCAATTGTATTCCATGATATGCTCCAGTAAATACCGCAAGCGCCAGTAAAAGGGGATAGGTAATAGGATTGATGGATTTGCGATAGATGGCTACATAGGCTAATATGGGGACGACTAGCAAAAGGTGCATTAAATATATCAGTATTTTGTTCTTTTGTTTATCTGGTCCCTCTAGTTTATCGGATGTGTTTGGGTTTTGTTTTTCAGGCATATGTGGAGGGGGTTTAAATAGAGCAGTTATGCCACCAGCCGTTCCACGCTGAAGAGGTAATATTCTGCAATCAAAAAAAGCATCATACCAAGCCATGGAGACATAAGAGAGAACAAATAGGATAAAAAGAGCAATCCCTAAAGCACTATTCGTTTTAAATTCCGGTTTAAATAAAAAGATTGCCATCACGAGAATAGAAAATACAATACATTTTGGGTTTAGGGCAAATGGTTTTCCAAATAGTCCACCGGCCATTATATAATAAAAAATATATTATTTTTAATGAAATTCATTATTTATACAATTATTTAAAATACTTTATAGGAAGCAGGAGAACACACTAGATAGTCATCCAAGCATATTCAAGGGCATGTAGGAGTGGGAATTGGTAAAGACGGTGGGGTCAATAATTAATTTAGCATTGTTTAGTAGGGCGTCAGATCGTTTAGCATCCAAATATGCTTCGGTTAGCAGTTTTTTATTCGCTTCGGCTTCAAGCATCGTGGCTTGAGAAGCAGATTTCGCGGCAATGAGGACTTTTTTACGCTCGGCTAGGTTATTAATGGATTGCACTTCCGCTTTAGATTTGGCTTCGGCTAGGGTTCGTTCAATGCCGTATTGATGAGTGAGTTTCTCTTGTTCGGCCATTGCTCTAGCAGTTTCATGAGCGGTGGCTTGAAGAATCTTTTGTTTAGACGCATCTTGCTTGGCATGTTCTTGCTCTTTTTTCAGTTGCTCTGTACGTTCATAGCGTTGCTGCATCTCCGCGGATACTCGCTTGTTACGCAAACGAATACCTTTAACGCTAATACAATCGTCCACGCCATACGACTTGAGATTCTCTTCTAGTTTCGCATGTAAGATATTATCTAATTCATCAAACTTGGTAATATACAAATCATCGAGGGGGTAATTCTTGCAAAACTGATCTACTTCACTCGGAATATAATCGTAAATAAGAGGCTTGTCATATTTCAATCCATATCCTTTGATTACTTTCAAAATGCATTTATCAGAGGAGTCCAGTTTATTAATGACGTCAATATCAAAATGAACTTTGCTACCTTGGTTAGATGCGCAAGCGACATCTAGTAAGGTATCGGTTTGGTAGATGATTTCAATGGGAACGGCGGTAGTAAGGAACGGTTCATGAAAATTCCAACCAGGGTTATCGATCTTGTCTAGTAAAGAGCCTCCCCGGTATCGAACACATCTATGACCTTCAGGGCATTTATATGCCCCAAATATGGCACCTAAAATCGGTTGGCAGATAACAAACATAATTAGAGCGGTGGTAGTGAGAGCGGTCATGATTATCTATTATCAACTAAGACCAACGGGTTTCAATTTTTTATTTTTATTTTTATAAAAAATTGAAAACATATTAATAATATAGTAATAAAGTAATAGATATGTATAGCAACAACAACAACCGATACCGCAAACAAAGCCGACAGCTCTACAGGCTTGGTAGAGCTCATCGGGTACCCAAATATAGTTATTCAAACGCACAGTTTCCCGCATTATGCCGAGAAGGGAAAGCAATCAATCAAAATAATTGGGAACATATAGTAGCGCCGTGTGAGCAGGAAGAACGCCTTATAGCAGATAATGAAAGGTATGATAATATCTCTATGCTAGAAGTTGAGGAACTAATGGAAGAACTAGAAGAGAGAAATGATATATATAAACAAGAGGATAATATGAGATATGGTATTAATCGTATGAATGAATGGGACCGAGGATATTATGAAGGTAATCCCTACCTATATTCTTGGGAATATGACAAAATGCATCATTTTACCGAATCATTGGGCGGAGATATGGAAGATGAGTTAGATTGATTATATATAAACCCGATTTATATATAATGGAGGAATTATTTGATACTAGTTGGATAGAAGAATACGAAAACAAAGAAAAAGAACTAATAAACCAAACGCCCTTCGCAAAAGAAGATATTCAGAACATAAAAGTAAATATACTCTATATTAACATTAATAATAATATAGAAAAAATTAATATTTTAAATCAACCGTTACAAAATAATATATTAGACAAACACACCCTTTTACATATTATAAAAACTAATACTAAAGATACCTTTAAAATACTATCTATAGCAAAATATAATAACACATTAGATAAGAAGGATTTACACTCCTATATTAATGAAAATTTGGAAGATACTTTTTTGGAATCGGTCACTGCTTTGGATGATATTCTATTTCAACCAGGACTATGTGTATTAGAAAATATACATTCTTTGTATTTTTTATTTAAAGAACGACCTCATGCTCTCCACCAAACCAAACATTTACGTCTCACACATAATAAAACAAAGCGTAAAACAACTTAAAAAACCAACACCATAATAGAGTAACTATGGCATCGGTAGTATCAGCACTAGACAATTTTACACCGATTCAGCACGGAGAGAAGGGGCATATTGAGCATGGGTGGTCGTATAATATCCAAGAACGAATATTGCAGTTATTTTTTCAACTAACGAGGTGCGATAAGAATTGTCAATGTGAATTGGAAGGAACATATAGAAAGTTGCTGGATGATTGTAAGGATAGTCCGAAACATATGGATATTTTATATAGAATGGCTCTACAGACTAGGGATCTTGTAGAGGGAAAGGGAGAATATGGTCTGGGAATGCATTTACTTCATGGATTAGATAGGGAAGGACATAATAAGCTAGTGAAGAATGCACTATATTATTATGTAATGAATTTGCCTATGGATACGAGTCAGCATCCACTAGGATCGTGGAGAGATTTGAAGTATTTATGGTCTAATTTTGACTGGGATGAAGGTACTTCGGTATATATGTTAGATTTAATTAATGCTACTTTAAATAGGGATTATGATGTGGCTATATCAAACACTAATGGACGCATTTCTCTATGTGCTAAATGGGTTCCGAGAGAAGGTAGTCAATTTAAGAAAATGTTTAAGGCGCTAGCTGAGAGACAATTTTCAAATTATATAGAAAGTGCTCAGAATACACTGCCGTTCTCAAAACATAGACTTTTATGTGCAAAGCGTAAAGCATATAGAGAGTATAGAACCCTACTTAGTTGTCTAAACCTATATTTAGATACAACACAAATTAAGCAATGTGCTAAACAGTATTCGGAATTAAATTGGAATAGTGTTACCTCGGTAACGTTAAACCGGCAGAGAAAGGCATTTCAAAATATTAACAAGGCGGGAAAGCAGCGTTCAGACGAGGAGGATAGGGTGCTAGGAGCGACCTTGTTTGATGAGTGGGTTCAAAATAAAGTAGAAAAGGGAGAAACAATTAAGGGAAAGAGAGTAGGACTAAATGATTTGGTAAAGAGTGCTCTTGGCTCTAATAATCCTACCGAAAATGCCCTATTAAATTCGCAGTGGCTAGATGGAAATGATCTCATTGGAGATTTAGGAAATATGATTGCGATGTGTGATACTTCGGGTTCAATGACGTCAGACGAGGCGTATAATGCGGCGGTTGGGTTATCATTAAGGGTAGCAAATAAGTCATGCATTAAAAATAGAATTTTAACGTTTGCGGAAAGACCTCAATGGATTAGGGTAGACAAGGATGACCAGTTTGTATCCAATGTGCAAAAAATTAGTCGTTCTAAATGGGGTTTTAGTACAAACTTTACTGCTGCGCTAACCTTAATTTTGCAGGCGTGCATCGATGCTAACCTACAGGCCGATCAAGTAAGTAATTTGGTGCTGGCGGTATTCTCTGATATGCAGATTGATTGTTCAGGAAACGAGGAGGTAAATGAAACAATGTGGAATAAGATAGAGAGAATGTATAGGGAGGCTGGTTTGAAACATTCGGGAGAGCCATGGAAGGCTCCTCATATTTTGTTTTGGAACTTGCGATCGACGAATGGATTTCCTTCCGTAAGCTCACAAAAAGGGGTAACTATGTTTTCAGGGTTTAGCCCGGTATTACTGAACTTGTTCTGTGAAAAGGGAGTGGAAGGATTGAAATCGGTTACCCCCTGGAAAATGTTTAAGGAGACGATTGATAAGGAGAGATATGATTGTATAATGCCTATTGATCCGTCTCTATGTAGTCCCAAGACCCCGGTGATTCAGAAACCATCGCCTCAGAAACCATCGCCTACCTCCTTAGACGATAGTATAGAGTCTTTTTGCGGATGGGATTATTAGATTTCATCTAAATCAATATCGTCCTCCGAAATGGGCTCTTCGGGAGGATCGGTATCTATGTCTGAGATAGATGGAGGAAGGAGCTCAGTAAAATCAATGGTATTAGATGCTTCTTTTACTAGAAAGGTGTCAACCACTCCAACAGAAGAAAACGTATCCCACTGTAAATTAGGATGATGTTGCTCTAATTTATATTTATCAGAACTAGAATATACTTCTAATAAATCACATTTTTGTAATTTATTGTCTACGATGGTTTCAAACTCCCTCACCCCTACTAATACAACCGTACCAATATTAATAATATTATCTTTTTTGCCCCTACCCTTGAATTTTTTACGTATAAAACATAATCTCTCTATGCCATCGATACCTAATACTTGAATTTGTCCCCCACCATGGATTTTATTACAACACCCATATATCTCTCCCTCTTCCATCTGATATCTCGTCTTTCTTTCTACCGGAATATTATGTTTTCGCGCCATTTTTTTTGCCTTGTTACCACCAAACTTATTTTTACCCATGATATATTTATTTCATTTTCTTTAAATGCTTTATTGCGTTCAATGTTCTCTTATGTAATGGGCGTTTCTGAATATTTGGAGAAATATTCAATAATAGTATCTTGAGTAAGGATACAATTATATTAGGCATATGCTTTCTTTCATATACTAATTTTATTAAATTAATAAAGATAATGCTTAATGCTACCAGATCCCACGAGGCGTAGTCTTTCATTAAGTGGTTTAGCACAGTTTCTGGTCGGGCATTAATAAATGGTTTAACGTAGTGTTTCAATGTCCTATTATAGTTTTGTATAAACTCCTGTGTAAAAGACTCAAAAAAATAATTAGTGGTATATACATCAATAATAGTATGTAATTCTTTTTCGGTTAGTGGTTCATTATTGTCATCCCCAATACGATGTTGTACAATATATGATATAATATGCTGTTCTATGCACCACGGATAATAATCAGGCGCATATATATAAAACATATCATTATACGTCTGTTTATTTGCCTTTTTCATATCAATACTTATACCATAATCAATAATAATAGGATTATGCGTGTTAGCATCTATTAATATATTATCCATTTTTAAATCACGATGCACTATGTGCTTATTATACAATAACTCTAATCCTTTTACTAATCTCTCATACATTTCTATTAAATATAATGCGGGTTTTGTAGTAGTAGAAAAAAACGGCACAAATGCTATGTTTTCTAAAAATGGAAAATGCATTAATATATAGGAATATTTCTGGTTAATTACCTCACATGGTTTTAATATATTAGCATCAATATTAGATAATTTTACGGGACAAGATTTTATAACCGGTAAAAAATATAACTCATGTTGTTTTATAGTACGAATTAAGGTACTTATGTTAATTTCATTATATGCAGCGTAATTTTGTTTTTGTAATTTACTAACTCTTTTCTTAGCACCAATTTTACCCGAACATTTTATTTCAGGTCTATATACACAGCCATATCCACCCTGACTTAATAGTTTGCTCATATAGTTATGATATATGTTTTTTCTTTTGTATTGTAAAATACTTATTTTTGTAGGATTTCTTAAGTTTAGCCATTAGGTCGGCTTCTACACAATCTAAGCGTTCTCGCTCTCTATCCATTATTTCTTTGTTGTTTTTACAAAAATCGTCATACAGGTCGGATGGCTTATTTAATTCATTATTAGCTTTAATATGTGATTCTATCGTTTCTAGCATATATTTACTTAATTTGTAACCTTTTTTTGTAGGCTTTCTAATTTGTTCGCTGGGAGATTTGCTCTTAAAATAATATCTCCCACTTTTATACATTTTATCTAATACATCTCCTTTATAGCCTAGGAGAGCTAACCTCTCCTTCTCTGCCGAAAATTCCTCCTCCCTGTTTTCTACTAAAATTTTCCAAGCCTCTTTATAATCGGTTCTCTCATCATATTGATGTAGCTTCGCAAATGCCGTAATAATTGTGTAAGTTTCATCACTTAATTTGAACCTATAGATTTCTGCCGGCATGTTTAACCATTATAGTAGGATTAAAGTGTTTCAATTTTAATATTTTAATTCATAAAATTAAATTAAAGCGATACTACTATAGTATAATAAATGTGGAGCTTTTGGTCTAAACCAATCCGCGATTTACAAGAAGCATTAGAGTATAACGGAGAAACTCTTCATCCAGAGACACCGTATAAACAAACAAATAATGAAACGAATACATTAAAAAACCCTTTAGTTAGTGTTATCGCTAAACAACCTACCCCTTCCGCCAAAACAGCCACTTATACTCCTCCGTCCGATATTTCATCGGTTAAGCCAAAGAAAGAAGAATCGCCATTCTCTCCTTTCTATTCTTTGTGGGGACATTCCTAAATTAAAAATTGAGTTGATTATTTTAGTAAATATAGTAAGCAATGGGCTCCGTTATATCTACCGAGACGGAAACTATTGAGATTTCGGGATATGTTTATGCGGCAAACTTAACCGAAGCTAAACGCCTTATTTATCTGGATTTAGGACCGGGATTTGAGTTAGCTCAATGTGTAGAAAAAGAATATCCTATTATTATTATATGATTAAAGCTGACAAAGAACATATAATAATAATTTCAGAAATATTAACCATCTCCTTACTAAACTATACCATTGAGGAGGATACTATTATCTTTCCCGAAACGTATAATATCTCTACTTTAGAAGAATCTAACTATACACTGACCTATTCAAAAGCTAAAACATTATGGAATAATATGGTTTTGATATTGACTTTTTTAGAGAAAAGAAATAGGACGATTGCTTATTTGGATGTAAAGACAACCTATGTTGTTAATGGATTATATCTTATACCAACTATTCATTTTTTACCTATAAAAAATAATACCATTACCATTAATCATTTGTATAATAAGGAAGATATTTATATGTCGCATGATTTACATAACATACAAGACCTACCCGCAACCGCCCCCGTCCAATCAGTCTATAATAGTTTAGCAAAATATATCATCACGAATATGTTTGGAAGCGCTACTGCATCCATGAATGAGATATATGCTACTAAATTATATTGGTTATTACATTGGTGTTTACAAGATAATCCGGAGGATCGCCATCTTTTGAGTATATAAATTATATGTTTATAGTGTATATGTCTTTAGCCACCCTAAAAAAACGCACCAAGACTACCTACCGACGATTATCCGGCATCTCTTCAGCCGGAGGATTTAACGTTAATAGAACTTCTCCAGGTAATTCTGGTGCACATTTTAAAGCTACTACCGATGGTGGTGGATTTTCTATTAATGGACCACACCGAAATATAGGGCGGGTTGGACAAAGTATGGGAATGTCTAAAACACGTCAAATGCAAAAAGCAGTGTTTATACCGGGCACAGGGCCAGGCACGGGCGTTTATAGCGCACTAAAAGCACACGGTGGCTATAATAGCGTAGCAGCCCATATATGCTGCGACTTACCCCTATACTCACATCCATCCGTTATGAATACTAGAGGATTATTAACACTGAAAAAAGAAAAGGTTACCCATCTTAATTGGGTGCAACCTGGTGATGGACACGCAGACCATACCCAGAGTAATTATATAGAAAATAAGGTTAAATCATCAAGACAAATAAACAAATTACCGAAATGTAATCAAGGCAAATCATGCGATACAAATACCCTACAGAGTTGTAAACATAGACGAATTAATCATCGGATTATTCCCTCCAACCATATTTCTAAAGATCTCCACACAATGGATGGAGCTGAATATATGAATTATCGTAAAGGACGACACGCCACCTTACCGACTAAACAATATAGACAATCATGGCCTCCTCCCATTTCAGGCAAAAGTGGCGCGCCTACGGCTGTTGGATGCAAAAAGAGAGAAACATATGAGGATTTTCTAAGCGGAGCAGAAGCCGATCAAGAAATGGCAACTTCACTGTTTGACTGTGCTAATCCATGTATATAGCGGAAGTGAATTAGCATCCGAAATGCAAGAACAATTAGAGAGAAACACCTTACTATATTCTTATACTGGAACATGGGCTGTTAATTATATTCCTCCTGCTCCTCCTACTTTAGCACAGTTCCAAATTATATTTGGTCCTGCTGGTGCAACCCGGACAACGCTTGGAGATTTTAACCCAAGTAGAGAAGAAGCACTATGAATACCATGATATTAAATGGGTATAAAAATTGATTGACTTATATTAGATTTATCACATTAAAATGAATTTTGATTCATCTCCGTCGGCGGCGCTTATATAATTCATTTAAGGGACCGTCTTTATATTTCGCGTTTAATTGATAGTTTACATTGGAGTCCATATATAATACCTACGGATAATTACTCTTCTTTATACTTAAAAATACTATTTAACTTAATAACAATCCAACCTCCTGCAATCATCCACATATGTTTAATGGCTTCTGAAGAGGTATTTATCGCCCATAACAGTCCTCTACATGGAGGGCTTTGTGAAACGATGGGCGACCACACAATTTTCCACGGTGTACGACCACTACACTCTTCGGAATATAGACGGACAGAGATATAATGAATCGTAATCCATGCTATCCATATTTTAGAAATGCTCCATACGGCTTCTAGAAGTTGTTTGCTTTTTTTCCACTTAGGCAAATGGATATGTTCCGTTTCTGTATCACTGCCAGAGTCACTATCCGACTCTTCATCCGATTTATAATATTTTTTATTATTACTCCTAGACATATTAAAAAAGATAGGGGGTTGTTAAACTATTCAATTTTATGTTATATTATTTATTTTTAATTTTTAATAATATGATTTACCATTTTTATCTTCAATTACTAATTTACTAAATTCTTTTTGTCGCCATGATTCACCTGAACGATAAGAGGAGTTTACCCAATAGAGATAGTACCAGTCGTTTAATGTTTTCCATAGCATGTTATATCATATAACCTATATATAACTATAATAATCAATTTTTTATTTAAAGTCATCTAATTATACACATATATGACCTTATTCCAGTGGAATCATCTAGAAGAAATTAATATGTCTTATTATGACCATTTACAATTCGCGCTAAAGAATTCTTTGTATTTATTTTGTGGAGCTGTTTTAGGAGTAATTCATGCGTTCTGTCCGGCAATTTTAGTAACTGTTCAAAGCGATACGATTAAGCATGTGGGTAAATTGTTAAATGAAAAACACGCCGAAAAGAAGGCTGAATAATTTACTTGATACAAACAATTTCAGAATATTATAAGGCGATATGTTCTTCGGGCATTTATTCTGCAATATGTTGCCATTATAACACAAATTTTTGGATATAACATATATAACTTCAAATTGTATGTGTATTATAATTCACAACTCGGGCTAAGCATTTAGACATGTATATTAGTAATTCAAAAAAAACCCAATTATTAAATACTTATAAGGGTCGGACATTTTTGGGAGGTTCGGGGTTTTTTTTGAATAAATTGGAAGTGAAGAATATAGTTGATAATAAACATAATATAGAGTGGGGATTAGTGAATGATTTGAGTATTGGGTTACTTATGGATGGTGGATTATTATATATGGATAAGAACTATCGTTTATTGATTCGGAAAGATATGTCTTTTGTAGAGTATAAAAAGGTATTAGATGAGTTTAATGGGCGTGGAAATAGTTATATAGATATTCGGTTGGAACACTTGACGGATAGTATAATGATACAAACAATTTCGGAATATTATAGGGCGATTTGTTCTTCGGGAGAGATATGATTATCGAGAACCATATATTGTTGTAGTATCTTTCGTAATTCTTCTTTTTTGTTTTGTTCGTTCGTATGATATAGGTATCCAGCGAATATACTACCTATGATAATGAATGCAATAAAATCGGTCATGATACTCTTTCGTGAATTATATTTAATTGTATAT